ATAATCATTTAAATAAAGAATATTAAATTTGTTAATATGAAAATTTTTACACAATTTAGAAAAGATTTCAAAACAATCTTTGTTCGGATACATCATATTATTTTTATTGATACTAATATTATATACAGTATTAGAAAGTGAACAATTTCCTAAAATATCTGTAATAACCTCATTATTAATAATATATGCAATATTATATTCATTATTTAATTTATATATAAAATGCAAACATGTTGTTGGAATAACATATTTAAATGGTTTGTTAATATCCTTATATTTTAAGACTTTATTATCATTAAAAAAGATTTGTGATATTGTATTATTTTCATTTAATAATAATCGTATTTTATTTTCACTTGTAATAATTAATATTTCTTTTTTCTTATCGTATAAATATAAACAATTATTACCAAATAATTTTAAAACTTTATCTAAAGTAATAAAAGTATATTCTTTACCATCAAGTATGGCAATACTATTTTGTATAAAGATATCGTTAAAATATTTTTTTAATATAATGGTATGTAAGTTTATTAATATATCTTTATTATCTTTTAAATAATTACAAAAATCATTTTTATTTTTAGATGTTAACATTATTTTATTAATTATATCCTCAAATGTACGATATGTAATTGGATAATATTCATATGTACAATAAGAATATATATCAGACATATCATACATATTACCCATATCAACATGAGTTGGTTTATTACAAATATATCCTGTAATTAATAATTGTAAATTTATTAGAATATAAATTAATTCTCTGGTCTTTATTTCTTTCTTTTCATAATATTTTGATGCAAAAAATATAATTAAACAATTTCTATATTCGTCTTTTGTAAATATGTTATATATATGTAATTTAACAAAATTAAAATTATTAATCTCGTATATTTCTTTATAAAACCCTTGATAAATATAATTTGGATGAGTATATAAAAAAATTAATAATTTATTATAATCTTTGTAAGACCTCGTATAAGACCTCGTATAAGAACCACTAGTTTCTCCAATAAAAGTATTATTTATTGGAAATAAATTATTTTGTGGTATTAGTGTATTATTTTCAAATATCTTTAAAGGTACTGAATAATCAAATTTTAATCTACTTGTATTAATTTTACAATGTGTATAATTGTTTAATATGACAAATAATGCGTCTATTGTAGTTTTACTTATTATCCAGTTTGTGTGTAAAATAATTATTTCATTATATAAATCAAAAAATAATAATAATGTATAAGAAAACTTACAAAAACCTAATATATAATCTTTTGTATAATTATTACTTTTTGTTGGATATTTTTTATTATAATAAGATATAATATGATGACATTCTTGTATATATTTAAAGTTTGTTATTATTTCATTATTGGTGTTATTGATGATATTATAAAAATTTAAAAATTTTTCTATAATTAAATCAATTTGACCATTATATTTTGCAAGATTTCTCGTATTTATAATAATTTCATCATCAACAACATCATATAAATCAGCATCACGTGATGATATTTTATCAGTGCTTTTTAATAATTTAAAGCCATTTATTTCACTATGCATTTCACTATGTATTTCGCTATTGTTTTTAAATAATTGTTTTTTTACAGATAATCCGTGTAAATATAATTCATATGATAATATGAAAAATGAAGTTGGATTTTGTTGAGATTTGTCAACATTCACATACGTTTTTAATATATAATAAATAATATCTTTGTATATATCATTACGTTTATCAATATCATTACATACCGTTAATATAGATGGTGTAAATTTAGAATTAATAATATTAAAATTACTATTTGTATATGAATCTATAATAATATTAATTTTTTGATTATAAATAAAATCAATATTATTATTTAATATTTCTTTATCTTGCAAAAGTCCTAAATCAATAAATTTTTTACACATAACATTCATAATAATATTGTTTTCAATTTCTTCATTGAAATATTTAATAGTAAATATTTGTTGTAACATTTTATAAAAGAAATCATATATTCTTTGTGTAAATAAATAATATTCACAAATATCCTTATTATATATATAATAAAACATTAACGACCAATATAATGAAAACCATACACAACTCCCGCTTTGTTGTGGTTTAATATATAATTCACCATTAATATTATGTAATATTATGTTATTTTTAATATTATCATTTAAAACCAGCGGTGAATCATTAAATAGATCTTTGTTAAAAATTGTTTCATCTAATGTAAAATATGACAGCACATTCATAATTATTTCATAATAAGATTTTGTTTTTCTTGAATTAAATGTATTAAATTTTACTTTTTGTTTTAAAAATTTCATATTATTTAAAACTTTAATTATGACGCCATTTGATGTGTCTGTATATTCAAGTACAAAACCAATATTTTCAAAATAATTTCGAGTTTCGTGTGATATTTTTGTTAAAAAGTCATATACAAGTTGTACATGTAATACAAACACTGTTGATAAAGCAAACATTTGCGGATTTATAGTAATAAAAGTATTTTTATGAATATTATTAATCATATAATATAAATATGGTATTTTTATGATGGTTAATAAGTTTAGTTTATCAATATTTTTATCATCAATATTAATGTTATTAGATATTACATATGTTCTAAATGGTAAAACATGTTCATTGGTTCTCTTTAATAATTTTTGAAATAAATTACCACATCCTGAATTTACACATGATACAGTTAATTTATTATTACCATCTATTCTAATTAATAAACACGTAGCATGGTCGTCTAATATGACTTGAACAATACAATATTTAAATATTGCAATAAAATTATCGAAAAGAAATGTAGTTTCAAATTTATGAAAACTCCTTATATATGTCTTTAAATTTAATAAAATATATTGTTTATTAATAAAATCAATTTGTAATAAATTAATATCACAATCAGGTCCAATCAATGATTTATTTTCTATCAACATGTTGTCATATATATTATAATCAGAAAAAGAATTTTCATTTAAATATCCATCTAAGAAATGATAATATAGTGCTTTGTACTTTTTTAAACTGTGTGAAAAATTTACATCAGATATTATAAGGTTTTCACTATTTTGTTCTGTTGTAAAAAATTTGTTATCCATTATAATAAAATATATTTTTTTATATAATAAAAAAAATTGATTATTTGTTATCTTAATAATAATGATTATTATATTAATGGATAATATTGTACAAAATATGAATACTATTAAAATTAACACAAATGATGCAATTATATATTGTAGAGTAAGTACTAAAATGCAACAAAATGGTACTAGTCTTGATTTACAAAAAACTTTATGTAAAGATTATTGTGCATTAATGAGATTTAATTCAGGAATTTATGAGAGTGAAATTTGTTCTGCAACATTAATGTCAAAACAACATGTATTAAATAATATTATTAATAATCATTCTAATATTAATTTGGTAATATTAGAACCATCTAGACTTTGTAGGAATATAAAAGATTTTACATGTTTATTAGAAAAATGTAATAAAAAGAATATTATATTACATTTTGCACAAACTGCTACATCATCAACAAATACACACGATATTAAAACAATTTTTAATAATGTGTTTGATGCTGAATGCGAATCAAAAACAATTGGTAAGCGGGTTAAAACAAGTATAAGTTATAGAAAACGAATGAAATGTTATGTACCATCAGTTGTATCTTTTGGACATGTTGTTATTAATAAAAATTTATGTATTAATCCAAAAGAACAAGATATTATTGTATTAATTAACAAGTTATATCATGGCGATACAGTTAAAAATATTAATGAACTTTTATACAAGATAACAAATATTAAACATACGTTATGTTATCTACATACAGATGAAGTTGTTGTTAATGTTAAATATGGTAATATGAAAATAGTTGATATTGTCCATTTATTAAATGATAATGAAATCAAACGTAGAAACCGAATGTGGTATGGTTTATCTGTATCTAAATTAATTACCTAAAAATTGATTTTATTATTTTATACATTATTTTTTTATATCATACAATGGCTCATCAAGATTGGAAACAAGTAATAGTATCAGGTAAAATGCATGAAAAAAAACAAACTGTTAAAAAAGATATAACCACGTTACATATCAATAAACAAGAGTCGTGTATTAAAGTTAAAAAAATATATGATTTAGATAATCCTTCTGCAGAACCTGATATTAAACCAATTATTATTAATAAAGAATTTGCTAATAAAATATCATCAACACGTGTTGCAAGGAAACTAACACAAAAACAATTAGCTCAATCATGTGGTATTCCAGTATCAGTTATTGCACAATATGAAAAAGCATGTGGTATTCATAATGTACAATATATTAATAAAATCAAAAAAGTGTTGGGTTTTGATTTATTTAAATGAACTAATATATTCCCATTTTAAGAATTTGCATATTTTCTCCCAAATTAAATCGTTTTCTATAACTTTATTTGGATCTACGTGTAAAGGAAAGTGTTCAAGTAAATGATCTAATTCTAATAATTCACTAAATTTATGTAAAACATATGAATATGATAAGAAATTTTTACGATCTACTTGTTTGTAAAGTTCCCACGGTTCTTGAATATTATAAAACATGGATATGAAAAGTTTTTCCATATCTCTAGTAATTTTAGGAGGAGGTAAATTATTTAATTTATTAATAATATATGCGATATGTTCATAATAAATATTATATTTAAGTTTTTTTAAAATATTTTTCATATTTTTTTTATTTAATGTTGATAAATTAACAATTCTTTTTTTATTTAATTCTTTCACAATATCAATAAATATAATTTCTGGAATATCTGGTGTTTGTTTAGCTTGGAATTGATTTAACCATTCTCTAAAATGATTTAATCTTCTATATGGCGAATAATCTTTTATTTGATGTTCATCGTCTAAAATTATTATTTCGCAATCACCACAACATTGACATATATACGCACTTTCTGCCATATCAAGTATTTTTTCAATATTACAATCCGTACAATATTTAATTCTGGATGTACCGTCATCGTGATTTATTCGTATTCCATCAATTCGATGACAATATTTTTCAAAAAGTTTTGATTTATTAACATGTTTTGTTTTTAAACAATCGTTATTATTATCAATAGATTTGTTTTTTAAAGATAACAATTCGATAATATTTTTAACTTCAACCAAAGGTTCTTGTGAATTATTTGTATCATAATATTCTGATAATAAATCACCTGCATTATCATAATAATCCATTTCATTATAATTAGAATTAATTACTTTATATAAATTATTTAATTCTTCTTTTTTATTTAACAATATTATTTTCCGTTCAATATCAAATATTATTATTTCATTTTTATCATCAATTTCATTTATTTCAATATTTATATTTTCAATTTTATCTAAAATTTCTTGTTTTTTATTTACGGTTTCTTTTATTTCTTTTGTAATTTGTCTATGTTTATTATCTAATGTATTTGATTCTTTCTGTTGAATTAATTTATTTTCTTTATATTTAGATATCATATAATTAATATTAATCTAGAAAACTTTAAATAATTTTATTTAAAAAAATAATAAAAAATAAACTTTATAACACTCTTATTCATTTAACAATAATTCTTAAAGAATAATAATAATTATTTTTAGTATTTTTTAAAAAATATCTAAAAATAATTATTATTATTAAAAAATATCTAAAAAATATCTAAAAAATTTATTTTAAAAATATTATTTTAAAAATATCTAAAAAATTTTAATTTAATTTAATAAAATTTTTTTTTCTATTCCATTATATATAGTAAAAAATGGGCGGTGGTTTAATGCAACTAGTAGCGTACGGGGCGCAAGATGTCTACCTTTCGGGTAATCCTCAAATTACATTCTTCAAAGTCGTTTACAGACGTCATACCAATTTTGCCGTAGAGCCAATTCCACAAACATGGAATGGTTCTGCCGATTTCGGACGCACTGTAACCTGCAATATTAACCGTAATGGTGATTTAATCACCAACATGTATTTATGTGTAAAACTTGCTGCCGTACCAGAAAACGCTGTTTCTTGGGGATACGTCAACAAACTCGGACATGCTTTAGTCGAAAATATCAAAATTGATATTGGAGGTTCCAACATTGACGAACATTACGGTGATTGGCTCAATATCTGGTACGAACTTACCCACGAAACTTCGCAAGAACGTGGTTACGCCAAGATGATTGGTGATGTATCAGTTCTTACCAATATTTCCAAAATTGCTAAACCAGCATACACCATGTATATTCCACTTATTTTCTGGTTCAACCGTAATAATGGATTAGCTCTTCCACTTATTGCTTTACAATACCACGATGTAAGAATCACTCTTATATACAATTCTTTAAACAAATGTGTAAATTACCGTGGACCAGTTGCACCAGTCATTTCTAACCCAATGACTGATTCCTTTTTAGTAATCGACTATGTATACCTTGATTCCGAAGAACGTAAAAGATTCGCACAAGCTTCTCACGAATATTTAATCGAACAACTTCAATTCACTGGTTCCGAATCTTTAACTTCGGTTTCCAACAAATACCGATTAAATTTCAATCATCCGTGCAAATACTTGGTATGGGCTCCTCATTATGACCTTTTCCAAAAACAACAACAATGGTTAGCATATGCTTCTGACGGAAACTGGGATGCCGCTAAAGATTATTTCGCTAAAGCATTATCGATAATGTCCGCTGACAGTCTCGCTATTGGTACTGATGATCTCGTAAGTGCTGCATTTGCCACAGCATCTGGAATCGATTTAGGTTCTTTAGTCAAATTAATACCAAATGCTTCCATGAATTCCTCGTTAATCAATGCTTTACTCGCAAAGGTTGAGGTTCAATGGAGTCTTGATGCTATGGTCGGCACAAGTAATGGCACTGAAATTGAACTCGGATATATTACTTCCGAGGCAAGTATTAATTCTCTTTTCGGAAACGCAATTGTTTCCCGTAATGATTTAACCGTTGCTGATTTAACAAACACTGTTGCCGCACTTATTGCATCGTTTGCTATCCCACCAACATCGGCTTCTGATGTAGTTAAATTTTCGTCCGCTGTCAGTGTCTCTGCTATCAATCAATTTAATTATGCCAATAACATTGATGGATCTGAAAATCCTGTATACCTCGCCAAACTCCAACTTAACGGACATGATCGATTCCAAGAACGTGATGGTAACTACTTCAATTACGTCCAACCAAACCAACATTTCACTCATTCCCCTGCTGACGGAATTAATTGTTATTCCTTTGCCGCCAAAGCCCAAGATCACCAACCAACTGGGTCTTGCAATTTCTCCCGCATTGATAATGCTACATTAAATGTAAGTGTCGGTTTCAACAATTCCAGCACCGATTCTAGCACTTACACCAGCAGATACCTCAGTGGAACAAGCTCTGTTCTTAATATTTACACCATTAATTATAATGTACTCCGTGTAATGAGTGGTATGGCTGGTACCGCATACTCTAATTAAATAAATAAATAAATAATCATTATTTTATTAATATAAAAATTACTATAATTTTTATATTAAAATAAGATAATTATTTAAAATAATGGATATTTTTGTAATAATAAAACTATTAATCCAAATATTAATGTTCTAATAATTAAATTTGTATACGAACTATTAAATATATTTATATATGGGATGCAATAAATACCCTGAATAACATATTTATTATTTATAACTAAAAATAATAACATAAATAAAAGAATTTCTTTATATTTAATGTTTGTTTTTGTTTTATTAGTTTGAACAGTATTTTCTGATTTATTTGATACTTCGATATTATCCAATCTAGCATCAATATCTTTTATTAATTTTAAAACATCATAATTTTGTTCTTGATTATTTCTTTCATTTTTTAATTGTGATAACAATACACTCATTTCGTTTTCATTTTTATTTTCATTATTTAATTGTGATAATGGTGTACCCATTACTTGATTTTCACTAATATTAAATTCTTCCATTATAATAATACAGATATAATATAATTATGGTCATTATATAATTGATCTAAAACTTTATATTTATTATATATTATTTTTCTATTTAAATCATCTGTTTTTTCTTCTAAAAAAATTGCAGGGGTTTTATAATCTTTTAATTTTAATGATAAATTGATTATTTTAGTAACTTGATCTAAACTTAAACAGTCCCTATAAGTATCTGTTTTCATGGTAAACCATATACATTTATCAACACATTTTTCTTTAACTAAATTTCCACATATTTGATTCTCAGTAATACCAGATGTATACCAAATATTAATATTATGCATTAAAAATGATATTTCTATTTTTTTATATGGTTCTTTATCAAAATATTTTGATGCATATATTTCTAAATCCCCCATAACAGAATCTTCTAAAAATTTATTTTCAAATGAATCCCCTATTACAATGGTTGTATATGCCCGTTTATATAATACTCTTTTTAAATCGTCTTTTGTAACTGTACTTAACTTCATAGAATCAGTTAATGATGGGATATAATTTTTAAATAATATTGCATTAGAATAAACCTTATCGCCATTCACACAAATTAAATTTGCAATCTCATTTACATTCTCATCATTATGATATTGTTTTTCTGTTTCTAAATCAATATATATTAATTCATATAAATAATATGGTTCTTCGCAGACAATTTCAGTTTTAACAGACATATTTGATACTTTAAAGTTATCAACTTTAAGATTTTGTGCAAGTATATCTAAAAAATTATCACTATTTAATGTAATTGATTTAACATAATCAAGATCTAATACTTGATTAATATAATTTGGATCTTGCCATGGTATATTTTTAATAATACCTTGTGTTATTAATAAACAATCAAACGAATCATTATTTTCCATAATTACTTTTTCTAAAAAACTATAATCTTGTGATTCCATTATAACTATAATTATTATTTTATAAAGTTTAACGCATAAAAAATTGAAAAATTATTATTAAATTTAATATTATTTATATTATTAATGTCCCAATTAATACAAACAGTTGAATTAGAACCTACAACACCATTACCTAAATTAAATAAAATGCTTTTAAAAAGATTAAATAATGAAATTAAATTTTTGAAAAATGATTTAATGTTAAATTTTTCTGTTGGACCAATTAACCCTATTGATATTACCCTATGGCAAGCAACTATTATTGGTCCTGAAGATACACCATATCACAATGGTGTTTTTAATCTAATTATTAAATTTACTGATACTTATCCATTTAAACCACCTCATGTATATTTTACAACTCCGATATATCATTGTAATATTAGTAAAAATGGAGAAATATGTTTAGATATTTTAAAAGATAATTGGAGTCCTGCATTGGATATTAGTAAATTATTATTAAGTATTTCTTCTCTATTATCAGATCCAAATCCAACAGATCCACTTGTTCCAGAAATTGCTATTTTATTAAAAAGTAATAAAATAATTCATGATCTAAATGCAAGGGAATATACTATTAAACATGCGAATTAAAAAAACACTACACTTCAATAATTTGTTTTTTTGATTTACTTTTCTTTAATATTTTTTTATTTTGTTTATTAATCATAAAATCTGGGTTTTCAAATGAAACTACTAAATCATTATTATAATATTTACGATATATATCTTCTTCAATTGTATTTTCTATCAATACCCTTGTTACAAATACCTGTTGTTTTTGTCCAATACGACATGCTCGTGCAATTGCTTGTGATTCAATTGCTTTTGATTCTTCACGAGGTGCATTAATTGGTTCAACAAAAAATATGTGTGTTGCTTTTGTTAAATTTGTACCAGATGCTGCATTTTTTAAACTTAACATAATTACTTTATTATCAGTTCCTGTTTTAGTTTTACCAACTTTAAATTTGTTAATTGCAGAATTACGAGACCAAACATTACCTTTAACGAAACAATTATCTATTTCATTATTTGCTAATGTTTTTCCAATAAGTGATAACATATCATCCCATTGTGAAAATATAATAATTCTTGTTTCATCAAATGTTACTAAATGTTTAATAATTGATATTAATTTTCCTAATTTTGAACCATATTTTCTAATTAATGGATCAGAGTTATCATCATCCTTTTTTTTATCTACAACTAAAATATCTTTACCATCTAAATCTGTTTTACATAGTGGACATAATTTTTTAACTGTTAAACAACTTTTTAAACAATTATAACAATATAAATGTCCACATGCAGTTAATACAGGTTTTGTAAATGGTTCTAAACAAATAGAACAATTTTCATCTATGATATCAGTACTTTTCATTTTATCAAGTATTGTATACATATATTTTGATTCAGTTATTTGTGTTGTATATTGTTTTTTTAACATATAATATGCTTGGTTATTATTAACTAATTTTTCTAATTTCAAAGTATATGTTTCATAATTTTTTTTATGGTGTTCAATTAATTTATCTTGCATCAAAGATAAATCAATTTCAGTATTCCCAAATATTTTTTTAGTTGATTCTAATATCAATGGATGGCAACATAATTGTTGTAAATATTCCTGAGAATTTTTATTTTTATAACTGTCGTACAAATTACGTTCTAAATCAGTAAATTTAAGCCATATTGTTTGATCTTGATAATTTGGGATATTAATTTGATCTATTACATCTTCTTTTCTATGTCGTATACATATTTCATTTAATATATTATGCCATATATATTCTTTATTAATAATATTTGTTAAAAATGAATTGTTTGAATCATTAAAATCATAAATTAAATTTCTATCCTTATCTTCTAATTTTAAATTAATAAATTTTGCACAATTATAAAGTCCTGTATAATTAACAAACGGAGTTCCTGATACATACCATTTATAATTTGAATTAATTGTAGAAACCCATCTTGACATATAACGACTTGATGAAATATTATCTAACATTTCCCCAAATATTTCATGACCTTCATCTAATATTAGACGATGAAAATTAAAAAATTCAAATAATGGTTCACCAAAATCTTTAACTTTAGGAAATCCAATTTCATTTATATATTTAGACAAATTATCTTTAACAAGTACATTTCGTTCTTCAAAATTAAAACTTGATGCTGTACAATGTTTATAATGTAATGTTGGATAAAATTTAAAATTCATTATAAACTGATGACTAGTTATAATTATATCAGAATTAATAAAACTATCAAAACATATATGATTATAATCTTTTTTTGATAAAATTAATAAAATTTTTAAATTTGGATTACATCTTATTATCTCACACTCCCACTGTTTAACCAAATGAGATGGACATAATATAACTGTTGCTTTTGAATTAAATTTTTTAATATCTCCACATATATTGTTAGTATTTACCACATCAGGTAAATTATTTGGTGCGGGATTACTCGTAATTAATGCTATTAAACTAATTGTTTTACCTAAACCCATATCATCGCATAATATACCACCTTTTGTTGTAATTTTAAAATTATGTTTTTCTGTTGTAATTACATTTGTAATTGGGTCAAATAATATATCATTATCACAAATATTAATATTTTTAATATAGTTGCTTTGACCATTAAATTTTTTATTCTCAATTTGAAGCATTTTTGCTAAACTTTTTTCTTGATAATTATATAATTTTATTTTAAAACTTGATGGTGTTTTATTTGGTTTTGTTAAAGGAACAAAACTTTTATTTGATACATCTGTGTTTGTAAAATCTTTTAAATCTGTATATATTTTAATAATAACTAATCTTAATGCTAGTGATGTATTAATATGTTCTTCAATTGAAAATTCATTAATTTGAATACAATAATGTATAGTATAATATTCACTAATTAAAGTACTATTACGTGTATTATAATTAACAATAGGGTTATTATTAGTGAATGTTATTTTCCACAAAGGAGACTTGTTTAATAATTCAAAAAATAAATAATTAGTTATTTTATTATTTAGTGCAAATTGATGATATTTTATAATATTATTTATACAATATTTAATTAATACAACATTATTAATATTCATACCTATAATTTCAATATCGGTTGGTAATGTTTCAATATTATTTCTTTTGATTTTAATATATCCATTTATTATTTCCATTATTAAATGAAATATATTTAATATTTATATATTAATTATATTTTATTTAAACAAATTTCTTTTTTATTAAAATCTTTTTAAATATAATGGTACTATTAAAAACCTTAATAAATAATATTGATGAAAAATTTATTAAACCGAACAATTTAAAATTTATTAATGACCCTTATTTTATAATTAAAATAAAAGAAACAGTTAAAGATTTTTTTCCAAGATTAAATGAAATTGATATTGATACATTAAATATTTTAACAATATTTATTGTTGATCATATTTCATTTAAATATTGTTTTAAACAAAAACCAGATTATTATTTACAATGGCTACAAAATAATTGCAGTGATATTAAAGGAGTAATATTATTATTATTACCATTTATTGAAGATAAAGACAATAGTTTATTATTAAAAGAATTAACTGACTTAAATCATTTAATTTATTCTAAAACAAAAGATCATATCACAAATGATATATTGAATTTGAATCGTGATGATATTTTACCAACTCATTTTAAATATGGGAATATGGGAATTGGTTTATTACCTTTTACATCTTCTGAAAATTCCGATAGATTATTAGATTTATATCCACAAACAGAAAAAAAAATTTATCAAGTAATGATAGATAATTTTTATGGATTGTTACAAACATTAGATATCATTAATGGTAAAAGTTATATTAATTGGATTAATATACAACCATTAAATTTAAAAACATATAATACAACAGAACTTTATATAAAAACCAAAGAACAAATAAATCTTATATCAGGAAAATTCTTATCAACCATAAATATTGATTATTGTGGATTATGGTTTGGTGATATATATAATGTTATTCGTATTAAATATTATGAAGAAGTTAAAAAAATAAAATGGTTATTTTTCCCTTATGAAAAATCACAAGACGACAATGCATATTTAATTAATATTTTACACGAAATGATTAATTTAGAAGATATTATAAATAACGAGTTTAATAATTATGATGAATTATATGAGAAAGACAAAGTTAAATTTTATAATAATATAACATCTAATATAACAAATAGTGATGTTATAAAATATACTTTAATTTGGTTTATTAATAATTATTCACAAAAAGATAAAATTGTTGGTGATATTATTGATATATTTAAATTATTAAATCCAGATGAGGAGAAACAAGATGACTTTGATGATAAAGATTTAAGAAAAATAAATAATATAACTTTGGATGAAATAACAAAATGTTATCAATATATTTCAGAAAATTATTGTGGTCATTTTTGGAATTTTTTAAGAGAAAGTATTAAATTATTAATACATTCTACATATGGCAAGTTTTTAATAATTAAAGATACTGATAATAATTTAAGAATTAATAATAATTATTACTATACCCCTTTTAATGAAAAAATAAATAATAAGGTTCTTAATTTAAAAATAATATATAATATATCAAAATCATTATGTCATTCTAAAGATTGGGTGTTATTGGACAAATATTATATTTCATTAGATACAACTAATCGAATTAATTTTTTTAGAAAAATAAAAAATTTATCTAATAATACAAACAGATGGTTTAATTATTCAAGAAATTATAAAAGACAACATTTATATATACCAAGTCCACCTGATAATCAAATAATACAATTTGAAAAAGATGCATTGAAAGAATTTAAAAATATTCTTATTAATCTTGTTTTTGAAGAATTAATAACAACAGGTATTTTGAATGAATTTGTTCCAAAACTTCATATTACAGATAAACAAAGATTATCACCAAATACTCTTGTATTAAAAAAACAAAGGAACAGTTTAATTAAAAAAATGTTTAGTGATAATAAGAGTGTTTGGGATGAATGTTTTTATTATTTAACAAATGATAAATTTAAATATATACCAAAAATGAGGAAAAAAAAGAATGAGGTAACAGACCAAAGTGATAAATATGATGAAAAAGACTATTTTGAAATGATATCTGATGATCAAGACTGGCCTAATTTTTATGCAATGAATTGGATATCTCAAATAAGTTTTTTTCAACACTATATTTTTCACCAAATTATGTATGTAACAGGTGCTACAGGGCAAGGTAAATCGACACAAGTACCAAAACTTTTATTATATGTTTGCAAAATGTATGATTATAATAAAAGTGGTAATATTATTTGTACACAACCACGTATTACACCAACTGTTGATAATGCAACTAGAATAGCAGAAGAACTTGGATTACCTATTGAACAAGTGTCGAATACATCATCAACAAAAATAAAAACTGATAACTTTAATGTTCAATATAAATATGAGGGTGATGGACATACAAAAACATGTCCGAACGAACTTGTATTAAAAATTGTTACAGACGGAACTCTTAAAGAAACTTTGATTTCAAATCCAACATTGAAAACAATGGATAATAAATCAAATGAATTTATAAATCAAAATATGTATGATATAATTATTGTTGATGAAGCACACGAACATAATATTAATATGGATATAATTATTGCTTTATCAAAACAAACGTGTTATTTTAATAATCAAGTTAAATTAATTATTGTTTCTGCTACTATGGATGCAGATGAACCAATATATAGAAGTTATTTTAAAAATATTAATGATAATTTAGTATATCCAATAAAAGCAAAAATAATGGAGCCATTTTTTAATGAACAAATATTATTTAATCCAGTACATATGGACAGACGTTATCATATTTCACCACCTGGCGAAACAACACAATATAAAGTGACTGAAATATATTTAGATTATGACGTGAAAGAAATAAATAATAAAAAAACAGCTGATAAAATTCAAGAACTTGGATATAAACAAATTATTGAAATTTGTAATAAATCTACATTAGGTGAAATATTATTTTTCTGTACAGGTAAGAATGAGATTTTAAAAGCCATTGAATATCTTAATAATAATATGCCGTCTGGTAATATTGCATTACCGTTTTTTGCTGATTTAAATCAAAAATATAAAGACACCATAACTAAAATTAATTCAAATATATATAATATTAAAAATAAAAGAGAAAATATTCATTTAGAATGGGGATCAAATTATATTGAAGATTTATCAGTACCAAATGGTTTATATAAAAGAGCCATTATTATTGCTACAAATGTTGCAGAAGCATCTGTTACTATTCCAGGATTAATGTATGTGATTGATAATGGATACGCAAAAGAAACTACATATGATCGTAAATTAAATATAAGTAAATTAATTACAGATAAAATATCAGAATCTAGTCGTGTCCAAAGAAGAGGGCGTGTTGGACGTGTTAGTGATGGAACAGTATATTATATGTATACAAAAGGTGCAAGAACAAATATTAAACCAAAATATAAAATTACTCAACAAGACATTACAGAAACAGTTTTAGGTTTAAGTTATAGTTTAGATTTGAAGGCGTATTTAAAAGATCCTATAGAATATAAATATAACAAGTTAATAGTTTCTGATATCATGGATCCAAATATTGTTGGAATAATAAATAAATCAAAATATAATGTTAAAAAATCATTCACATATAAGAAATTATTAAAAATATATGAGGCTAATTATACAATAAATCAAAAATTATTAGATAATTCATATTATTTAATAAAAAATATAAACAACAATAATAATAAAGTTTCTATTAATAAATCGTTGTATGTATATGATGGTGGACAATTATTTGAAAATATGATGGATGGTTTAGGTATATTTTATTTAATACATCCATATGAAAATTTAATTAAACGAAATATTATTAATGAAATAAATGGGATAAAAAATAATGAAGAACATTTTAAAAAAACTAATCATATTCCTTTAACAGAATTTAGTTTTTTTATTAAATCTTTGATTGATAAAAATTTAATTGTAGATATAAATGCTGATTCATTATATTTATATTTAGATGATATTATTAAAAGGAATCGTAATTTTGTTAAATCTGATCTAGCTGATAAAGCATTAGAAATAAAAAAAGACCTTGATTTAACAACTTTACAAATCGCAATCACTTTAATTGCTGCATCTAGTATGGGGTGTTTACAACAAGTATTACAAATACAAATGTTTCTTGATTTATTAAATAACTCTATTGGTAATTTAGTAAATGATAATAAAAAATGGGAAGAATTTAAACAACTTCATAGGTGTCGTAAAAATGATTCAGATATTATATTTATTCATAATATCATAAATAAAATTAAAAGTCGATTTAATAAATTAATAGTTTTTAATATTGATAATATAAATAATAATATTACTACGAAATTAAATAAATATATTGAAAGAGAAATTAATGATTTTAAAGACTTGGAAAAAAAAAGCAAAGATCCTCCATCTAATTATGATGGTGAAATATGGAATAAACTAATGAATTTAAAAAATAATGGAAGAATCAATACAAATAATATGCAAGATTTTGCAAAAATTTATACAAAACAAACAAAGACTTTTGATTTTATATTTAATGATATAGAAAATTATATTGAAGAAATAAAACATTGGTCTGAAAGTAATTATTTAAATCCAACAATTATTATTAGTTTTATTAAAAAATTAGGATTATTTTATTTAAATAAACAAGATGAATATAATAAAAATAAAGTAATAATTTGGAGTAAAAAATTTAGGTCAAATTTTGATAAATGTTTGACTGATTATACACAAGAAGAACGAATATTAAGATCTTATTTATACGGATATCCTAATCAAATTACATTTGATGAATCAAATAATATTAAAACAAATATGAATTTTTCATTATATAATGTTACATATGCAAAATCATATAAATCAAAAAAAAGAGCAATCGAGACAATGTCAGCCACATCAGATATGATGTTTTATTTAAAATTTGAAGAAGATGATACTAACATAAATACTATAAAAGTATCAATACTTAATAATATTAATTCAAAATGGTTAATATCAACACAACCATTAGTTTATAATCCATCCTTTAATAATATCATGCAGGATGTTAAAGATAACCAAACTATAATAAGTTTATTTGATTCTTATACAATTAATAAACTATCTAATGAAATTAGTAATAATTGGTCAAATGATTATTTTGTTTGGAATACATCAGATGCACCAATATTACAACATTTTTATAAATCAATAATTAATGTAATTAATAAATTAACTCGTTAAGTTAATTAATAAATAAATAAAGTCGTAAAGTTAATTAATTAATTAATAAATAACGTTGTAAAGTTAAAGAATCATTAATTATTATTAATAATGGAAAAAGATATTGAATATGAAAAAAATAATATTGCTTTTGATTGGCAATATCCAAAAGAAAGTGGTGGTGGGATTAAATGTAAAAATTATGAATTATGTGAATCAGTTTTACCTGATTGGTGGTTTAGTTGTAAAGGAAATTATTTGTGTTCAGAATGTCATATGATATTCGGAACTTGGGGTATTAAAGGAAGTAAAACATTAACTAAAACAGGTAAAGGAGTATTAGATATATATGATAATGTAGAATGTCCTATATGTTTAGATACAAAACGTTCTATATCATATCCAAATTGTGAACATACAGCATGTATTGATTGTTTTAAGAGATGTTTTTATGGAGATAAAGATGTCGAAAACGAACCTAAATTTCCTTATTCAGAAGATATTGAAGATGAATATTATGAAAATTCTGAAAATCCAAAATGGAATAAAGACTATCCTTTAATAAAAATACATAATAATGAGTGGGATATATGGGATGATGCAAACTCTCAAAAACATGAAAATGAAGATTTTCTAGAGAAATGTCCTTTGTGTCGTAAATAATTTTATTTAAATATAAAATAGTATTATCAACATTTATTCTTTATAAAAAACTATAATCTTGTGTTATTTTAGACATTTTATTAATATAAAAAGTATTATTAAATATTTTTTAAATTATTTCATGTTGAACTTGTTCATCAATATTTTATATATTTTAAATTAAAAAAATATAACTTGATAATAAATTATAATATTTCTATTATTTTACCAACCGCTTTAACACGTCCTTCTCTAAATACCATACGCATTCCAACTTTAATATATTCTGGTCTTGATACAAATTCTAATTTAACATTTGCTTTATCACCACATCTTAATAATTTATTTGCAACTAAATCTTCAGTTAAATCATCTTTTGTAATTTCTAACATTCTTACAGTTTGTCTAACATGTTCGATATGAACAAATGGTTCATATCCTTCTTTGATAGTTGTTGGTGAATGTAATATATGAATTTGAATAATAAATTGTTTTACAGCTAATTTTAATTTAGTATTATCTGATACAACAATCATTCCTTTTTTAATTTCTTTTCTTGTTATATTTTTTAATGAAATACAAATATATGATCCTGATTTAACTTGTTTTAAATCTTTAAAATTTAAATGTATTGATCTAACTTTAACCGATTTATATGTCGAATCTTTAAACGGTCCTAAAAGTAAACTATCGTTTACATTAACTGTTCCAGATTTTAACATTCCTGAAACAATAATTGGATGACCTGGTACATAATATGTATTATCAATAATTAATTCAACAGATTTTTCAGAATTTTGACTAAATGTATGTCTAACTGGTAATAAATTTAACATGGTCTTTACTAAATCTAAATTATGATTTGTTACATTTGATATTTGGATAATAGGAACAATACTATCTGATTTAATATTTTTAATAACATTTATAATATCTGATTTATTTTTAATATGATATGGTATTTTTCTTATTCGATTTTTACACATATTATTGATTACTTTAAGTGTATCTTGTAAAATATTATCTGGTACACTATCCACCTTTGTTACAATAATAATAAATGGTATTTTTAAATTAATACATATCCCAATATGTTCTCTTGTCATGTGATTTATTCCCATATTTGCACTAATCATTATTAAACAATAATCTGGATATAGTGATGATAATCCATGAATTGTTGTTTTTAAATATTTCTCATGACCTGCTAAATCATAAAATGATATTATTTTACTTGAACGACTAGTAATGTCAACCCAAGAATTGTTTTTGTCTAGTTTTAATTTTATAACCTCACCTTCTTTATCAAAACCCATGATTTGGTGTCCAATTGAACTTGTTCTCCCTGATTCAACTTCATGTTTAAAATTAAAAACATTAAGTCTGGCTTTCCCTCGTCCATCATCAAGAATTCCTTTTGCAAGTGTTCCAACAGTTGTTGATTTTCCCGAATCAACATTTCCTGCAACCCCAATATTAATATTAATTATATCTACTTTATCATTTTCTCTTATTAAAAATTCACCAACATAATTATTATTTTTATTATATTCTGATATTTTTATTATACTACAATCATTGCTATTAGCAATCTTTGTTAAATTAGAAATAGATTCTGCATATTCTGTTTCATTTAATCCTACAATTGATCCATCGTCACATACCCCAATTAAATAAATTGCTTCACCAGATCCTTCATAAACACGATATTTCATTTGGGTTATTCTTTTATTTAAAGTATCTGCATCTAGATTTATTAATTCTCGTTTATATTCAATATTTCCATAATATTCTTCATTATCTAATATATCATCAAAGTTAAATATGCTTTGTGTCATTATTTTTATAAAAGAACCTCTTCTTAAATAACATTTTGTTTAATAATATGATATTTATTATATTTGATGTATTGTAATAAAAAATAATATATATAAAAAATAATATATTATATTATTATATGATTGAATATACACTATTTATTTTTAGAAGGGATTTACGATTAGTTGATAATAAAGCTCTTTTATACGCAATGGAAAATCATGATAATATTATACCAATATTCATTTTTACACCTGAACAAATTACAAATAAAAATAAATATAAATCAAATAATGCGATTCAGTTTATGTGTGAATCATTAAATGAATTAAATAAAGAATTAATAATTAAAAAATCTAAATTACATATATTTTATGGGGACAATATCAAAGTTCTTAATAAAATTATTAATACAATAAATATATCATCAATTATTTTTAATATGGATTATACTCCATATGCAATAGAAAGAGATAAATCAATTCAAGATTTATCTAATAAAAAAAACATAAAGTGTATAGTTATTCAAGATTATTTATTAGCACCAATTGGGACATTAAATAAAGCTGATGGCGAACCATATAAAATTTTTACTCCTTTCAAGAATAATGGATTAAAATATAAAGTTGATAAACCAAAAAATAATAATATAAAAAATTTGATTAAAACAAATAAATTGGATGAGAGTATTATGATTGATTATGAAATTAATTCAAATATATTAGTAAATGGTGGGAGAAAAAATGGATTAAAGTATTTACAAAAGATAAAGAATCACGACAAATATAATAAAACAAGAAACATATTAAATATTAAAACAACAAATTTATCTGCATATATAAAATTTGGTTGTATATCAATTAGAGAAGTATATTGGAAAATAGTAAATGAATTTGGTAAAAATGACCTACTTGGTCAAATCTTTTGGAGAGAATTTTATTATTATATTGCCTACTATTTTCCAGATGTATTGAAAGGACAAAATTTCAACAAAAAATATGATAAAATAATATGGAAGTGGTCAAAGACAAATTATGATGCGTGGTGTAGTGGAAATACAGGCTATCCAGTTGTTGATGCTGGTATGAGAGAATTAAATAAAACAGGATTTATGCACAATAGAGCTAGATTAATAACATCTAATTTTTTAAATAGAATATTAGGAATTGATTGGAGATGGAGTGAATTATATTATGCAAAAATGTTAACAGATTATGATCCAGCTGTAAATTCAGGTAATCACCAATGGATAGCAAGTGTTGGTGTAGATCCAAAACCATATTTCCAAAGATTATTTAACCCTTGGTTACAAAGTAAACGATTTGATTTGGATGCAACATATATTAAAAAATGGATATCAGAATTAAATAGTGTTGAACCAAATGATATTCATAATTGGGATAATAGTTATCATAAATATGATTTAATCAAAATAAAATATTTTAAACCAATTGTTGATTATAAAAAAATGCGAGAAGAAAGTATACAAATGTATCAAAATGTATTAAGAAAATAAATAAGAAAAAAAGTAAGAAAATAAAAAGTAAGAAAATATTAAAAAATGAATAAGGTTCTTATTTAAACAAACAAATGTTTATACTATTAGAAAATATTATGACTTATCCCAAAGAAATTTTAGTTAAAGATTATTTTGAAATCCATGATTATTATACAAATATATACGGTGTTGGACGTACAATTATTTTAATGCAAGTTGGTTCTTTTCACGAAGCATATAGTACTGATAAAGATGGTATAAACTTGTGCAAGTTAACGCAAGAATTAGATATATGTTGTACTCGTAAAAATAAAAATTTAGAATTATCAAAAAGTAATCCTAATATGATGGGTTTTCCAGTGCACACAACATATAATTTTATTGATAAATTAATTAATTTAAATTATACAATTGTTTTAATTGACCAAACAACAGAGCCACCATTACCAAAAAGAGAAGTTACAAACATTTATTCGCCTGCAACATATATTAATAAAAAAACAGATGAACAGAAATTTTTAATGTCAATTGTATTAGATAAAATAAAAGATAAAAATAATAATTATCAATTATATATTGGTTTATCAACATATGAATTATCAACAGGAGAAGGATATTTTTTTGAATCCTATTCTTTAAAAACCGATGAAATAATAGGATTAGATGATGCATTAAGATTTATTGAAAGTTATCCCCCAAAAGAAATTGTGTTACAAAATAATTTAAATTCAACTGATACAATATCGTCAATGAAAGTTAATGATATCAAAAGTTATTTAGGGTTAGATGATTCTAATATATACACAATACCAATAACAAAACATAATAAACTGTCATATCAACGAGATTTATTTAATAGAATTTATAATATTGAATCAAATATAGATATTATTGAAATGATAGGTTTAGAACATTTAACATTAGCCAGATTAAGTTTAACAATACTATTAGATTATGTTTTATCTCATTCAACAATATTATTAAAACATTTAACAATTCCAAAATTATTTTCATCAGATAGATATTTATATCTTGGTAATAGAGCATTAGAACAATTAGATGTTTTAAATAAATCAACTAATACCAATTTATTAAATATAATAGATTTTACAAAAACATCAATCGGTAAAAGATTTTTAACATTACAATTATCATTGCCATTAATAGACCATATTGAAATATCTAAAAGATATGAAATTATATCAAATATTATAAAGAATAATTATCATGTTGAGATAATTAATTTTTTAGAAGACATTTATGATTTAGATAAACTTGTTAGAAAATTAGAAATTAATACAATTAATCCATATGAACTCCATCAATTATACATATCATTTTATCAAATTATTAAATTAACAGATTATTTAAAAGAAATAAATTTATTAAAGATTTTTAACATTACAAAACATGATATTAATCAAATTAAATTATTTAAATCTAAAATAGAATCAATGTTTATTATTAATAAAATAACAGAATTAAATTTTAATAATTTTTTCGAATGCGATTGTTCTTTCTATAATTTTGATATTTATAATGAAATTGATACATTACAAGAAAGTATTGATACAAATAATCTATTCATGAAATATTTAATTGAAAGCTTACAAGTACATATTGATGATAAATATTATTTCAAAAAACAAAGTGATAAAGAACAACCTTCAATGATTACATTAAAGTTTAATGAAAGAGATGGTCATTATTTATTAATGACAAATAGACGATGTGAATTATTAAAATCAAATATGAAAAAAAATAATATCACTGTATTAAAAATTGGTTCAATAGATTTAGATATAAATGAGTTAAAATATGATCCATTACCAAAATCATCAAACACAAAGATTACATGTAAAAAAATAAAAGATTTATCAAGTAATTTAGTAATATGTAAACAAGAAATGGCAAAGAAATTAAAAGAACAATTTAAATGTGATATGAAAGATTTTTATGAAACATACGGCGAAACATTTCACAAGTGGTCTAACAAAATTGCATATATTGATTTTATAAACAGTGGTGCGATTTGTGCTAACACAAATCATTATTCCAAACCAAATATAACTCTTAAACAATCTAGTTTTTTTAAAGCAACTGAATTAAGACATCCAATAATAGAACGAATTAATACAAACATATCATATGTTCCACATGATATAGAATTAGGATTTGAAACAGACCAAAATGGAATATTATTATATGGTATAAATTCATCAGGTAAATCAACATTAATGAAATCAATTGGTTTAAATATTATATTAGCACAAATAGGATATTATACAGCATGTGCAACATTTGAATTTAGTCCATACAAGTCATTATTTACACGTATATGTGGTAATGATAATATGTTTAGAGGTCAAAGTTCATTTATGGTTGAAATGATGGAATTGATGGCAATTCTAAAAAGAAATGATTCAAATACATTAATAATAGGTGATGAAATTTGTAGAGGTACTGAAGAGAAATCAGCAAATATTATGGTTTGTTATATGTTAGAGATTTTATCTAAATCAGATTCTAGTTTTATTACTGCAACTCATTTACATAAATTAGCAAATTTAAAATCTGTTAAAAATTTAGAACGTGTAAAAGCAAAACATTTAAAAATAACATATGATTCAACTAATGATACACTTTTATATGATAGAGTTTTATCAGATGGTCAAGGAGAATCATTTTATGGATTACAAGTAGCAAAGTCTTTAATGAAAGACAATCATTTTAATGAAAGAACATCTGAAATATTATTAGAATATGATAATATTACAAAAGATAAAACAAGTAAATATAATTCAAGTGTTTATTTAACATGTTGTGAAATATGCAAGTGTAAAGAAAAATTAGAAACACATCATATTATTTGGCAAAAGGAATTTGATTCAAATAATATCAATAAAAATAAAATTAGTTTACAAAAAAACGATTCGTCTAATTTAGTTATTCTTTGTCAAACATGTCATGATAAAGTAGATCGTTCAGAAATAAACATTAATGGTTGGATTGAAACATCTGATGGACGTATATTTGATTATCAAAATAATAATGTTATTACAAAAAAAACAAAATATACAGATGAATTAATTCAATATATTACAGAATTAAAAAGTATTGTTAACCAAGATCAAAAAATGGCAATAATTAAAATTAAAGAAAAATTTAATACAAAAATATCAGGTAAAAGTATCGTAAAATTATGGGCATAAATTATGTGTCCTCTTCAGAACTAGAAGTGTTTGATTTTAAATATGATTTATTTAATGTATCAATACTTGATGTAGAATTATCATATTGTTCGATATTATCTTTATCTTTATCTTTAAAAGGTGTTATAATATTAAAGTCTGTAGTATTAATATCTATTTTATTCAATAGTTCATTTATTTCTAATTGTGTTGTTGTAGATATATTATTTCCAACTGTTTCTGGTAATTTCATAAAAATATTAGTATGAAGTTCTGTTTCAGGTGCATTAAATTTATCATAATCTGATTCATTACCAGATTCGTCCTCTGAATCTTGAATAAATTTATAATTATATACTTTTGGTTTAAATGAAATCAATATTGGTCTTAATAATATACCAAATTCGTTATTACCATTTATCCAAATTGCATAACATTCCAATATCATTTTACATTCAGAGTTCTCAGGAATTTCTGAAACATTTATATTTGTATTTTTTATTTGTAATCGAGTCTGCAAGTCCCCTTTATTAAATATTTTAAATTTAATTGTTCCGTTATCATAATTATCAGAATCTCGTATACTTTTTTGAAATGTCACGCTATCATTATTTTTATTAATATCAAACCATGTTGAACTTTGTTTAACGGCATCTTTTTTAATCTTTTCTTCTAAATTATTTAAAAACTTTAAAAATCTCTGTATCTTTGAATCTTTTTTTCCAGATAGTGCGATTTCAATTTCAGAATAATGTTGTAATTCGTCTGCTTTAAATAAATTTAATAATGTTGGTGTTTGAAAAACAAAATTTTGTAATTCATTATCTCTTTTATATTTAATTAAAATAATTTTTTTATTATTATTTGAACGATGTTTTGTATAAACAATATTACTTAAATCAATATTATTAATATTTAATGGTTCTTTATAATTCATATATTAATTATAAAAGATTTATTTTTTAAATAAAATTAATTGTTTAAATAAAGTAATATTATATATAAACAATTAAATAAATAAATTAAAGTTTTCTACTTTTTAGCTTTTGTAGATGCTTTCTTTACAGTCTTGGCTTTTGGTTCATCTTCAGGTTCAGCCTTGATTGCCTTTGTTTTAGATTTCTTTGCACTAACTGGTGGTGGTGTTGGCATATCTTCATCAGAATCAGATTCACTATCAGAACATTCTACAACTGGTGATTGTGTTGGCATAGCAGGATCTTCATCAGAATCAGATTCACTATCAGAACATTCTACAACTGGTGGCTTAACTTGTGGTTTGTCTGTCTCTTCATCAGAACCATCAGATTCAGAATCAGAATCTACTTGTTTAATTGCAGATGATTGATTCTTATCAGGTGGTTTAGTTGTTGGTTCTTCATCAGATTCGGATTCAGATTCAGCTGCAGTAATGATTGTTTTTGATGGGGCCGTAGGTTTTGTTGGTTTTGTTGGTGTTGTTTCATCATCAGAATCTAGAAACTCTGCAGAACCCTTTTCAGAATAAGCTGTATTTTTAATACGAGCTTTTACAAGTTTAAGTGTAACTCCCCATGTACCATTACTCTGAGTCCATACTTTAACTAATTGTAGAATAGGTAGTATTTCACAATTAAACTTAAGTGATTTTTCTAATACATCAAGTGTAATTTGTTTATTTACACCATTAATGAGAACATATTTATTAGTTTCATTATCTAGTTCATAAAATTCAGTAATAATTTTCTTATCAGTTTCTTTACTTTCTGTTTGTACATTTTTACCATATGTACCAATTGTGTGTAGTTTCGCTTTCAGAGAATAATACTTTTCAACATTGCTTGTTTTAGACTTCACTGGTTTTCGATAAATTGCAGTATATTTATCCATATCGTCAGGGTCAATAGAAGATAACTTCATAAAGGTTGTATTAGTTTTAATATATTTATCAAGTTCTTTTAGGAAAACAATATATTCTTTAATTTCGTCAATATTAGTTTTTGTATCATCGATATTAACATGACAATCTTCATTAATTGGAAATCGTACATTTAACCGACTGTCTTCGTTTAAGTAAAATTTATTATCAGCTCCATTAGATAAAACAGGTCCTGGTGGAATACCAAATTGCTTCATTTTAATCCAAGGTCCTTGAATATTTAATGTTTGTTTGCTTGGTCCATATCGTAAAAGTGGTACAGAATCTGAGCCCATTTTAACATTTTCGCAGGTGATTTCTTGGATATTTACTTGATTGAATTTAAGTGTGATTGATTGAGATGACATTAAAAGCTATATTATAAGAGATTTTTCAATAAATGTAATATTCAATTTTTTTTATATAAAAAATATATATAAAGAGCTATTGTTTAATTTTATAATAACATGGATAATAAAACAATAGATAATAAAATAGATGATAAAACAATAAATAATGAAACAGATAATTTTGATTCTCTTAACTTGAGTGAGAATTTACTCAAAGGGGTTTATTTACACGGATTTGCACAACCATCAAAGATTCAAGTCACAGGTATTAAATCAATTAACACAAACAAAGACTGTATATTACAATCACAATCTGGTACAGGAAAGACTGCGACTTATGTACTTGGTGTAATTAATAGATTAAATGAAACTGATAAGAATTGTCAAGGTATTATAATTACACCAACTCGTGAATTGGCAGAACAAGTTTATAATGTGGCGTGTACTTTATCTAAATTTACAAATTATAAAATTGCAAAATGTGTAGGTGGTACAAATATTGCTGATACATTAAAGGATCTTAAAGAAGCGACTATTGTAATTGGAACAATTGGACGAATATATCACATGATAAATATTAAAAAAATAAATACAAGAACATTAAAGTTTATTGTGTTGGATGAAGCAGATGATATCTTATATGATGGTATTCCAGATAAAATAGATGAAATTATTGAAAAAGCTCCGATTGGTGTTCAAATTATATTAATATCTGCAACAATGTGTATGAATGTATTTAGTTTTAGTAAAAAGTTTATGCATGATCCAATCAAGATTCTTTTAAAAAATAATGAAATAATAGTCAATTTAATTAGTCAATTTTATATTGATATTGAAACAGAAGAGTATAAATTCGATACATTGTTAGATTTGTATAATTTAATATCAACATCTCAAGTAATTATATTTTGTAATACCATTAGAAAAGTAGAGTGGCTTGAAGAAAACTTGAAGAAAAATAATTTTCCAATTACTGTAATACATTCAAATATCACTCAAGAACAACGAGACCTTGTTGTGAAAGAATTTAGAGATGGTAAAACCAGAATATTATTAACAACTGATTTACTTTCTAGAGGTATTGATATACCACAAGTAAATATGGTTGTAAATTATGACTTACCACCAAATAAAGAAACGTATATTCATAGAATTGGTAGATGTGGGCGATTTGATAAAAAAGGGGTTTCTATTACAATGATTAAAACAACAGACCCATATGATACTAAAACATTAGATCGAATGAAATACCACTATAATATGAATATTAAAGAAATGCCTGATAACATATCAACATTCCTATAGCCAAAATAGTCTTTAAAAAAAATTGATTAAATTAAATTATAATTTTATAAATAAGAATATAATTTAATGTCTTATGATTTTGAAACCTTAATGAACGATGCGTATGATTGTCTTGATGAAACAATTAATAATACTCGTTTAATTTTACCTAAAATTATTTTTGAATATACAACAACAAGAGTTGTGTGGAAAAATACAAATGCTTATTTACAACTAATTAATCGATCAGAAGATCATTTTTTAAATTTTTTAAAATTAGAATATCCAGATAAAAAATTCAGTTTTATTTCAAATAATTTAATAATTCATAGTAAGCAATTAAAACAAGATTTTATACATGATTTAGCAATTAATTATATTAATAAATTTGTAATTTGCGATGTTTGTAAATCAACTAATACTGATTTATTAAAAATAAAAAAAATATATAAAATGGAATGTTTGGATTGTGGTCATTGTAAAAATATGTAAAAAATTTGTTTAATATTTAAAGATTATTATTTTATAATAATAATAACAACATATTAATGTCTGAAATATCTAAAATTAATAATTATATATTTAGTAATATAAATATTACGGCTCAAGAAAATAATATTATTAAATTATTTGAATTTTTTTATTTAAATAATGAAAATTCTAATATTTTTTTAAAATTAATATCGACAAAATCAAACATATCAATTAGATTAATTGATTTTTTTATAACTAAATATGCTAAAATTAATAAAACTAATTATATATTAAAAGAAAATAATAACGAACAAACATTTAATATTTATACATCATATAAACAACAACTAAAAGGGTATCAAAAAAAATATTTTGATCCATTTAGTCGTGGTGAAAGAATACCATTTTATATTAATGATATTTTTATAATAACAACTATAGGACAATTAAATTTTTTTAAATGGTTTATAAGTAAAAAAATTTATAATTATGTTTTATTAAATCAAAATATTATTGATAGTAGTATGAATCAAAAAAATGTATTAAAAGTTACTAAAAAAAAAGCAATTAACCATACACCAATATCAAAACCATCAAAAATACAATATTTGTCTAATTATAGACAAACAAATAATATAATTAATACAAAGCAAAATGAACAACCAATAGTGGTATCCTTTTGTTTTTAATATAGACAATTCTTAAAAAAATTGATTTATTTATTAATTAAAATTAAACTTTATATTATACTAATGCCATCTATTAAATCAATTAAAGGGAAAAATATTGTATCTAAAAAACCAATTAAGGGGAAACTAGACTTTGACAATGAATCTGATACAGAATCTGAACATAGTTTTGCGAGTTCTGATAATTCTGATTCAGAATCTGATACTATTGTAAAAGATACCAAAGGTAAAAAGACAAAAAGTGCACCTAAAACACTTGATACTGAATCAGAATCTGATTCAGAATCTGATACTAATGTAAAAGATACCAAAGGTAAAAAGACAAAAAGTGCACCTAAAACACTTGATACTGAATCAGAATCTGATTCAGAATCTGATACTAATGTAAAAGATACTAAAGGTAAAAAGACAAAAAGTCCACTTAAAACACTTGATACTGATTCTGATGCAGATACTATTGTAAAAGATGCAAATACTATTGTAAAAGATACAAAAGTTAAAAAGACACAAAGTACACCTAAAGTACTTGATAATGATTCTGATGAAGATCCAAATATTTCAGAAAGTGATAATGATTCTTCATATGAAGATACGAGTGAAAATATCAAACTAATTAAGAAAGTTAAATCGATTGAAGATCTTGTACTTCGACTATTAGAAATTGATTTTGAATTTGCAAAAGATTGCGAACCAACACTTGTTAAAAACAAGAAAGAAATTCTAGATTTTCAGAATAAACATGAAAAGAAACAAAATGGACTAGTTCGTGAAATGAAAAGTATTCACAAGATTCTATTTAAAACACATACATCTGAAGTTTCTAAAGCGATTAAAGCAAAGAAAACAAAACGAAAAGGAAGTTCAAATAACGGATTCAATAAGCTTGCACCAGTTCCACCAATTCTTGCAAAATATTTAGAACTAGAACCAGATGACCAAATTTCACGACCACAAATCATGAGTAGATTAAATTGTAAATTTAAAGAGCTTGGATTAAAAACTGGGCAACTCACAATTCTAGACAAGAAAGCAGTTAAAGATCTAGAACTAGATAACAGTTATATTAAGAAAGTAATTAAATTTGGAGAATTACAAACATTTATTAAAGACAACTTTTATACACCAATGCTTAATATTAGTACAGCTAGTTAATTTATTTAAATAATATTTTATTTAAATAATATTTTATTTTAATTGTAATAATGTCATTCTAGACGATGATAATTTTACAAATGGTAATTGAATAAATTTTTTTGATAATACATTATCTAATATTGTTTTATAGTTATCAGATAAATCAATCTTATGTGTTAAATAATATTCAAAAATCATATATTTTAATATATAATATGAAAAGGCTGCTGTTTTTTGTTCAACAATATTTTCAGGTGATCTATGCCAATTGCCTAAACCCCAAATATCATTTAATGTCATTGCTTGATTTCTGATAAATCCTAATTCATAATTTATTAAATTTTTAACAGATACTTTTGTTAAAAGTGATAAATAAATTAAATTATACATAACACCTTGAAAATCAGTAATTGCTTCAAAATAATAATGTGGACCATCTGTCTTTATGATTTCTGGAATAACATCATGTTGTTTATCTAATTCTAGATTATGAAATAATTCATGAAATATTACTTTTTCGAACTCCTCTTTTCTCCAAATAAAAATAATATCTGATACTGAATTATTATATCCTGAATTTGCATTTTTAATTCCCATTATTTTATCACTTTGTGGGAATTCTTTTTTTAAATTTGATAAGATTAAATATATTTTAATATGTTTATAGTTATTTGTTTTTTCTTTTAAATATTCTATTATATGTATCATATATTTAATACGTTCATCTAATTCTATTATTGTGTCTGTTTTAATAATAATAAAGTTATCACCCCACGCAATTTTATATATTTTATTTAATGTTTGTATAGCATTAAATAATCCTTCACGATCAACATAAATACCTTTAATATATGTATCTATATCTATATCATCTTTATGTATTTCTGATATATTTATAGATATAGCTTTTAAATTAATTGTTTTCTTAATTTTCTTTCTTTCATTTCTAATATATTTTAATAAAATATTATTATTTTTTAATTTATATTTTGTAAATTTTTTATAATTATCTATTGTAAAATCAGACCACATTATTAAAGTTTATAAATTAAATTAAATTAAATATAGTATAGTATATATGGATTCAAACACAGATTCAAACACAGAATCAATCACAGAATCAGAGACAGATTCTTCCAAAACACAACCACAATGGGTAGTAATTTTAGTAGTAATTTTAGTAGTATGTATATGTATATGTTTATTTATTGTGTATTGGAATAATTACATATATTTTAATTATGGTGCAGGTTATCTTTACAGAAAAATACTTGAAAGTTTTTTTAAATTTTTTTAAATAATAGAGTTTTACATGATCTATACAACTAATATATCATGATGTAATATTTATTGTCTAGGTTTTTTAATTATTTTAATTTTGATATTTATCAATAAATCAGTATATTTAATATATAATATATAATAATGTCGTCATCAAAAAAAATCTAAAAAACCAACCAAAATTGGAAAAAATCTTATGGGATATTTTTATATTTTTTATTTTGTTTTTATGTCTCGTTGTTGTGGGATTAATTCTAGTTTTAATTTCTATAGCATTCAAATAATTTAATATATAATAATATTGGTTCTGATATAGAACAATTATATGGTATTTATATAAAAAGCCACATGATAATAATTAAAAACATTATTTTATTTTTTAATACACAAATAATATTATTAAAAAATATAATATATAATATATAATAATGTCGTCAAAAAAAAAATCTAAAAAAGAATCATCTATGATTTTGATAAGTGCTGGTGTCATTGGTGGTATTGTTGTAGTTATGTTTATGGCTGCAATAGTCGTTTCGTTTCAAAGCACAACTTTATCTAAATCTAAATCTAAATCTTACTTTAAAGGCGTCTTAGAAAACAAACAAAAATTAATATAATTAATAAAGATTATAATAAAAAACCATTATGAACACGATTTATTTATTTGTTGATTCACACTATCAATTAAAACAATGTTATATAGTTAGATAGAAAAATATTCTTTTAACAACTGTTCTTTATCATCTGTTGATTCGTAATTTAATATTAATTTAATTGTTACATTATATTCGGATATTAAAGTATCATTAGATAATTCAATTAAAAAACCATCTCTACATGGTACCCATTTTTGAATATTAATTTCTTTTAAATCACCCAAATCAATATTAATATCTAATCCATATACCATTTCATATAAATTCATAGAATGTTCAATTACAATCATATTTTCGTCCCAATATACATTATTTGGTAAACTTAATTTTATAACTAAATTACCATAATCTCCATTATATATATCACCACCACCAACATATATAATATATGGTTTAGATAAATTAAATACAAATGTTGTGGGTATATCAGCATCATCAACTTTTTTAATAATTTTAATTTTTTTTTTATTATTATTTACAATATCTCCTATTTTAATTATTAGATCGATATTAATATCATTTTTATTTCTTTTAAGGAAATTAAAAGGTAATGAATAAAAATATTCTCCCATTGACTCATCGTATAAATCTATATCAGAATCAGAACAATTAATAGTATTGGTAGAATCTTTATGAGGTACATTGCCGTTTTTAATTAAATCGAGTAATTCTTTAATATTTAATGTACTAAAAAAATTAATAATATTTTTTTGTATATATTCAACATCGTTTTTTTCTAAATTTATTCCATATTTTTTTAATTCATCAATATTTACATTTTTATTTATAATTTTAGAAAAAATATCAATAAATGATGTTTTTTCTAAATCATTCATTTTTTGATATTCCTGTCTTGTTTTATCATCACGTAATATTTCGTAGGCAGATTGTATTTTTTGAAATCTATTATCTTTATCAATATCATTATTTTTATCAGGGTGATAAATTTTAGCTAGTCTATAATATGCTTTTTTAATATCATTTGTTGAAGCAGTGTTTTTAATTTCTAAAATTTCATATAAATCCATTTATATAAATATAATTTTTTTACTTTATATCAATTATATCAATAATAAATATTTATAAAGTAAAAGAATTTATATTTATATATGCATAATAATATTTTTATTAAACAAAGTAAAACTAAATATAATCCAGATATTAAAGAAAAATTAGATTGTAAATCAACAGAACGAGAACAAAGTAAATTTGAATTAAATAAAATAATATATAATTCAATTACAGGTATTATACCAGACAAAGATATTGAAAAACCATCAGATTTATATTTACAAAAAGATAAAGAAAAAGAAAATTTAAAATTATTAATTTTAAATAAACAAAAAGAACGAAGTCATCAAGATGTACAATTTATGCCTGTGAAAATAAAAGTAATAAATGGTGATGGGTTTAATAATAGTACTAGTGATAATACCAGTGATAATACCAGTAATGAATACCTTAAAACTTATAATGATATGAAACAAAGTAATGAAAAAAGTAAACAACAATTAAATCAAGCAGTTCATAAAACAAATTATAATAATATATTAATAGGTCTTGAAGAATTAGGTATATTAAAATAATGTTTTATAAATCGAATATAATATAATTCTTTAAGTTTCAATTTTTTATTTTATTATGTAAATATAAATTATATTTATATAATAATGAACAACAATATAGTAAAATATAATTTAGATCCTATTTATTTAAAATCTAAAAATCAAAATACACCACAATTAGAACCAATTTTGGAATTATATAAAGGAAAATTATTTTGTTATATTATAAAAATATTTATAAAGGATTGTACAGATACATTTGGGTATAACATTTTTTCGATAAAAAAATCATATATTAGAACAATTACAAATTTATTATCAAGTTGGATATTTTCATTATATATTGATTATGACTTTTCTGGGGATTATTTATTACCATCAACATATACAAATACCACGATATTAAAAGAAACATTAATTGATTTGTGTAAATTTGACACATCTATTATTGATATTGATAATAAAATTGATTATGTATTAACAAATTTAGTAAATACATATAAAATACAATTAGATTTACTTTCTAGTTACCAAAATTCTTATTTATTTAAAAAAATAAAAGAAGATTATATTATTACAAAACAAAAATATAAAAAAAATTTTTATAGATTTGATATTTGTGTTACTTTTGATATTAAAAATAAAAAATTAATTAATATTTTAAATAATATATCAATACCAATATCAATTTATAATAAATTAAGTAAATGTTATTCAGGTGAAAGTAATAAAATAGACAATTATATTTGGGCAATTTTATTTAGATATCAATTATTAGGTTCAAATAATCATCAATTAGCAATTTTACCAAATATTATGGAACAATTAAATTCTGATTATTCTTTAAAATTTGAATGTTTTGCATCTGTTATTAATAATAATTTTAATGATTTTTGTTCAATATATTATGACTTGGAACAATATTTTGGTTCTGTCGGTAGTTTTTTTAATATGGATTTAATAAAAGGAACATATGGATTTAATCCACCCTATCAAAAAGATATAATTACAAAAGGAATAAATAAATTATTTGATTTTCTTAATAATACTACAAGTGATTTAACATTTATCATAACAATACCTATATGGGATATTGAGGGTCAATTAATTATGAATAATAAAACAACAATTAATTATGGGGATTTTGAAATTATTAAAAATATCAAAGAATCAAAATATTTTAGAGGATTAAAAATGATTTTGAAAGAAAACTTTACATATATTGATTATAATTATGGATTATATAAAAATAAAACTATTCAGGATACATATGTAATTATATTATCAAATACATTAATGGGTATAACTAGTATTGATAATTATACATTTGAACCATCAAAATAAAATATTATTTAAAAATAATCTTTTATATTTTAATATAATGAATATAAATTGCTATCCAAGTAATAACCAAAGAAAATATGTTAATTTAAGTAATTGTCAAACGTTAACAGATACTAGTATGTTATGCAATGCACATACTTTAAATTTAAGTAATTGTCAAAATATAACAAATATAAGCTGTTTATTCAATGTACATTCTTTAAATTTTAGTAATTGCCAAACATTAACTGACGCAAGTATGTTATGTAATGCACATATATTAAATTTAAGTAATTGTCAAAACATAACAAATGTAAGCTGTTTATTCAATGTACATTCTTTAAATTTAAGTAATTGTCAAAACATAACAGATGTAAGTATGTTAGGTGGTGTACATTCTTTAAATTTAAGTAATTGTCAAAATATAATTGATATATTCAAGTTATGTAATGTACACACATTAAATTTAAGTAATTGTCAAAATATAACAGATGTAAGTATGTTAGGTGGTGTACATACATTAAATTTAAGTAATTGTCAAAATATAACAAATGTAAGTATGTTAGGTGGTGTACATACATTAAATTTAAGTAATTGTCAAAATATAACAAATATAAGTATGTTAGGTGATGTACATACATTAATTTTAAGTAATTGTCAAAATATAACAGATAAAAGTATGTTAGGTAATGTATATAAAAATAATATACACAATGTCAATGGTTGGTATTCATTTTTTACAAATATAGCTAAAAATAATTATTTTTTTTAAATTAAAAAGTTGGATTATAGTATCCAGATTTGTGTGCAAGTTTATAAATCTTGTCACAATATATTTCTTTTGGAACATAAATCATAGCATTTCCGTTAATACTTGTTGCATAATAACACAGTTCTTTTGTTTTATATTTTATTGGTACATAATGTAATGCACGATAATTTTGTTTAACTGCAACAAAACACATTTGATATGTAATCATTTCTTCAGGGATATATAATACAGATATACCGTTTTGTTTCAATGCTGATTTAATTATTGTTTTAGTAATAAATTTGTTAGGAATATACTTTATTGACTTGTAATTATTCCGCACTGCAAGAGAACATAAATAATTAGAATACATTAGATTAGGAACATATACAATAGCCATCCCATCTTGTTTTACAGCAATTTCGCATAAACTTAATGTGCGTAAATATTTTGGAATAAACTTTAATGCAAGACCATTTTGTTTCAATGCTGTAATAGAATATTTACTAATATGTAGAGTAGGTATATGTTCGATTGACATACCATTTTGTTTAATATAAAAATCAAATGTTTTTTCACAACACATTGACTTTGTATTAAAACAGCGTTTTAGTAGATGGTAAATTGGATTAAATTGATTGCGTATATTTAACATTATTAATATTTATATAATAATGTTAAATATAATTTTTTCAATTTTTTATTATCTTTATTCTTGTAAAAAATTGAATTTAATATATAATATGATATAAATATTATATATTAATGTTTAAAATTATTAAATCTCAATACCCAGTCAAAATTAGCCAATTCTATAGATATAAAAGTACTCAAAAGTTTGCAAATGTTCATGAAGAAGTATTACAATGTAGTGATTATCCATTAGATAAAATCAATTCTCATTTTAAAAATACTATTTTTTCAGTAATTGGATACGGTCCTCAGGGTCGTGCACAAGCATTAAATTTACGAGATAATGGATTAAATGTAATTATTGGATTAAGACAAGGAAAAAGTTATGATGATGCAATCAAAGATGGATTTATTCCAAATAAAACATTATATAGTATTGAAGATGCTGTTATTTATGGAAATACCATTATGAATCTATTATCAGATGCAGGTCAGGCGGCTAGTTGGAAGAAATCAATATTACCATATTTATATAAAAATAAAACTTTATATTTTTCTCATGGATTTAGTATTGTATATAATGAACAAACAGGTGTTGTACCACCATCAAATATCGATGTTATTATGGTTGCTCCTAAAGGAACGGGTCGAACTTTACGAACATCTTTCATTGAAGGTAAAGGTGTAAATTCAAGTATTGCAGTTTATCAAAATGTTTCTGGAAATGCAGATGAAACCGTTAAACATATTGGTTTTGCAATTGGTAGTGGTTATTTATATAGGACAACATTTAAAAAGGAAGTTTATAGTGATCTTGTTGGCGAACGTGGTGTATTAATGGGTGCGATTCAAGGGGCGTTTCTTGCACAATATAATGTATTGCGAGAAAATGGACATTCTCCATCAGAAGCATTTAATGAAACCGTTGAAGAAGCAACACAAAGTTTAATTCCACTAATTGCAGAAAATGGGATGGATTGGATGTATTCTAACTGTAGCACAACAGCACAACGGGGTGCAATTGATTGGTATCCTAAATTTGAGAAAGCATTAAAACCCGTTTTTAATGAATTATATGAAAGTGTTCGTAATGGAACTGAAACCAGAATTGTTTTGGAACAAAATAATGATAAAGATTATCGTAAAAAATTACAGGTCGAACTCGATAATATTGCTAATCAAGAAATTTGGAAAGCAGGGAAAACTGTGCGAAAATTACGAAAGACCCCCTGTTTTAAAATAAAAGATTTTCATTTATAATTAATTTATTTAAATTACTATTTTAATATTAAAATATTAAAAAAGTTGAAATTAAAAATTATAAATATTATATATATATATTCATAATGTCATTTACAAACAAATCAAAAAAACATTTATTAACACGTGATACGAAAAATATTGGTGCAGAGGAACCAACCATTATTAAAAAAAGTATAAAAGTGGTTCATCAACAGAAATCTTTACAACCAAAACAAAAATGTAAATTATTTGATAAAAGTAATAACTGTATTAATACTATTAAATATAATACAAAATCTATTAATTGTGTTGCATATAGTGTTGGTGGTAAGTTAATCGTGTCTGGATTACGAAATAACACAATTTGTATTCAAAGTATGTTTAGTAGAATACATCTTAAAACACTTTATGGTCATACAAAATCTGTGAATAGTGTTGTATATAGTCCAGATGGTAAATATATCGTGTCTGGTTCATCAGATTGTACAATTCGTATATGGGACACAATTTCGTATAAATGTATTAAATATTATAACCACAAATCTAGTATTAATAGTGTGGTATATAGTTCTGATAGTAAATATATAATTTCTGGTTCTCTTGATGGAAATATGTATATTTGGGACACTTTTACGGATACGTGTATTAAAACATGTAGAGGTCATACTTTTTCAATTACAAAAGTGTTATATAGCCCTGATGATAAATATATTGCAACTAGTTCATTTGATAATACTATTCGTATATGGGATGCAATAAATGGAGAATGTATTAAAATCTGTAATGGTCATACAGATTCTGTTACATGTATATCATATAGTCCAGATAGTAGATATATTGTATCATCATCATATGATAATACAATTAAAATATGGGATAATGGAGAATGTATTAAAACATATATTGGACATAAATCAAGTGTTAATAGCGTTGCATATAGTTTATGTGGTAATTTTATTGTATCTGGGTCATCTGATAATATTATTTGTGTTTGGGATACATATAATACAAATTGTATTAAAACTTTTATTGGTCATGACGACAATATAGTCAGTGTTGCATTCAGCCCATGTTGTAAATATATTGTATCAGGATCAGATGATTCAACTATTCGTATATGGGATGCATTTATGTTAATGAACTCGAATACAGTAATAACTGAAAATAATATTGATGTATATAAATTAAAATTTAATAATATTAAACATAATATATCAATTTGTATTGATAATATTGATGATACTGATATTATAAAGTTTTGTGGTAATTATCCATCAATTGATATTAGCCATATTATGTTTAATTTTATAATAAATAAAGATAAAATTAAAGATAATTTATATTATATTTTAATTGAATCGTATAAAGATACAGATAAAGAACTTGATACAAAACTACATGATGAATTAAATTATTTAATTTTACATGCAAAATAATGTTATTTTATTTTATTTTATTTTTGCCCTTTTATAATAATTTTAATTGGTTTTGATAATAAATGGTTAAAATAACTATTAACACATTTTTTAGTTATTTTATCAATCTGTTTAAATAAAATAATATTACGATTAAAAACATATTCATGATTAATTATTTCTGGTAAATATTTACTTATTTTATCACTTAAACTATAATCTGGTTCCATTAATTCTTTTTTTATTGAGTTTATGAAACTTTTAAATGTAGAATCGCTTTTAAAATATTTGTTTATACTTTTATTAAATTCAATAATATTATCAATAATATCTTTTATAGGTTTATTCGATTGAATTTTTTGTGTTACATAATAATTGTTACGATATACAGACATACCCATATTAACTAAATATCCAAATTGTTTTTTTGTTCTCAATTCATCAAAGAATGGTTGAGATAATATTCGTGTACCAATAATTGCTAATATATTTTTAATAGCGTCTTTTTCATTTATTATATCTAATCGACCCATTGAATAAAATAATGTAACACAATTTGCTTTTTCATTTGGATTTAAATGTTTAACACAAATTTGTTGGATATCTTGAACAATTGGAACAATAATTTCTGAGTTATTAAAATATTCTTTATAACTATCAAGTAATCCATTAATATTTTTTTTATCAATATTACCATAAATTAAACTAGTCATTGTTGAACCATCTAATATTTTTTTCATATGTTTTATAATTTGATTAAAATCAATTATTTTTATAGCGTCAATTAATGTTTTAGTTGGATATTCTGTATCATAAATTGTTGATTTTAATACATTATTTGAATAATTTGATGGATTTGAAAATTTAATATTTTCATAAGATTCTTGTAATGATATCATCAAGTTGTTAACATAAAGTTCTGTTAACACAGTAATGTCAATATTAAATAAAAATTCTTTTAATTCTTTCAGTAATAATTGTATTTTTGAGACATCGTTTAATGCACTTATATTAATATTAATGGACGATGTAGATGGCATTGCATTGAATGATATTGAATATGGTAGTTGAAATAGTTTATGCATTTTAATATTAATAATATAATTTAAAATAATACAACTAATTTTTGTTAATATATATTTTATTGCTGTATTATAATATTCGTTATTAATTTGTAATAAAATAGAAACAAGTGGTTCGCCGAATTTAGAACATCCACCATACCATTGATTTTGTGTTATTAATGTTGGGACATCATATGCATCTAATTCGTCAATTAAAACTGGAACACCATTTAAATATTCATTTTGTAAATCAGATAAATTAAAAGATATATTATTTACAGGTACTGATTTTAATTTTAATTTAATTAATGCATATTCTGTGTTATATTCTCTAGCCTTTTTTAAAGTAATTTTTTGACCATATGGATATTCTGGACAAGATATAATTTTAATAACATTTTTATTATTAATATATTTAATAAATGTGTTTTTATACTCTATAGTTTTTTTTATTTCACGAATACTAAAATCATTATTAAATATATCTTTGGTATCGCAATAATAATGATTAACAGCTAACATATTACACAAATCTGTTGTTTCAAATTTATGTATTGTATCGTAATTTTTTTCTAAAATTTCTTTTAAATATTTTGCATAAGATTGAATATCAGAATTATTAATTTGTTCAATTGTTTTATATAGTGCAGATTCAACATAAGCTAAATTATCTAAACCATGTTTTGTTAAATTCAATATAATTTCAAAAACACCTTCAAAAGTAATATCAACATCAATATTATTTAAATAACCTTTTCTAGTCAAATCAAAATATAATGATTTATCAGATTTATTTAATAACATTGTTTCAAATACAAAAAAGAATTTTGTATGTACATATTCACTTTGTACAGGTATTTCAAATATATAAGATACATTATAAATATTTGATAATGTTTTTAAATAATATGTATTTAAATTATTTTCACTATAAAAATTTTTATTAAATTCTAATTTATTAACACACTTACTTTCTGCTATATTACCAAAGGTTGTATCAATTATACCTTTTAATTCAACAATTGGTTTTGATGATGCAATACATATTGATATATTATCTGTTGTATAATGTTTTTTATAAAAATCAATTAATACATCTCGAATATTATCCTTTTTTAGAGTATTAAGAGAACCTGTACCAAAATTATTCATACTCGTATCTTTATTTAATAAATCTGTCATAAATTGTTGTTTTCGCCACATATCACTATTAATATTTTTTTTATGTTCATTATCAACAGCATTAATTTCACGTTCTATCGAATCTTTTTTAAATAATGGGTCAATAAAAAACCTACTAAAAATATCAAACATATTTTCTAAACCATCATCAAACACATTAAAATAATATACTGTTTCCATAGAATCTGTATAAGCATTTGAATACCCTCCTAATTTATTTAATTCATCGAAATAATGTTCTTCTCCTGGATATTTTTTACTTCCCATAAATAACATATGTTCTAAAAAATGAGCTAATCCATCATAACCTTTTGGATTAGAATGGGAGCCAACATTAACAGCAACAGTTACGTATGATTTTTCTAATGTTTCATCATGAATCAATGAATATTTTACACCATTATCTAGTGTTCCTCCGACTAAATTTCTTAAATCAAATTTAGGTTTATTAATTTTAATCATTCTATAATATAATATTGATAATATTTATATTATATAATTTAATACTTTTTTTAAAAAATATTGTAATCCATTATTATTTATTATTTAAAGCACGAGACCACGTATTCATAAAATCATTATAATTTATTTTTTTATAATCAAAATCATTAATATTATCATCACATACCCATAAATTATCAATTGGTATTATTTTTTTATAAAAATCATTATTTGTATTATAACATAATAAAAAAGGAGTAATTAATACAAGATGGTTATCTGCATCTAAATATTTATCAACATTTTCATTTTGAATATTTTTAAACCATATATTAGATTGTGTTATATTCGAGTTTAATTTATTAATAAAATCAATAATATTATCGAGTGATGGTAAATTATAATATTTATAATATGTTATATTATTACTATGATACTCTTTCATATTACCAAATTGAGTCATTATTAAATAATATATTTCTTTTAGATAATCATTTGTATTATAAATATTATTATTATCTAGATGTAAATTAATATTATTATAATCATAAAATAAAGGATATTTTTCACTTAATGTTGTTATAACTTTATTATTTATTAAATTATACAAGTCTTGGTAAGAGTCATTTGTAATATATGATTGTTTCACATATATAATCAAACCATTAAAAGTATTATCATAATAATTAATGTTATCTTCAATTAATTTAATTGAGTCAATTAATAATTTTGTATCATATTTATTTAAATTAAATATACTAAAATCGATGTATGATTCTGAATTTTCAATATTACAACACATTAATATTCTCATATCAGATTCATCCATATTATTAATTTCATTTTTTGATAAATTTAATCCTCTATTTATTATAAATTTTTTTAAGAATTCTTTAATTTCTTCAAAATTTAGACAAAGTTTATCCACAAATAAAACAATAAATTGATTGCTTACTTGAAAAAATCTATGTAATATTATTTTAGTAATATTTTGTTGTTTAGTTTTATTTATTTGTTGTAGTAATAGTTTAAAATTATTTAAATCAAAATTTATACAAGATTTTTTAAAATTAACTATGAAAGTATTATTTAATGCTTTGTAATGAGATATTAAAAAAAAATCCAATCCTAATTCTGGTCCTATTTCTTTTGATGATGGTATGCGATCGTTTCCAAAAAAATAGAAAATTATACATAAATCCCAAATTATTTTATAATTACATGTTTTAATATTATTAATTGTATTATATAATTCTAATAAATATTTTATAAGTATAGGTGCTTCTATGATTTGTGCAAATTCATCTAAATTATTTTTTTTAATATATTTTATTAAACACAAATTTATATTTTTATTAATAATTTTATAAAAAGTTTGTTGAACTAATATTTGATGAATTAAATCTGAATCTACAGTATGTATTGAATAATCGTATATAGTTTCATTCAATGCTATAAATTTAAATATTTTTAAATCTGATTCACCATTCTCAGTAGATTTATTTATTTGTATAGTACATTTTGGAAATAAATTTGATAATTTTAAATTTATAAAATCCTCTAAACTCGTAATAAATACACAAGATGTTCCGATTGATTTATTGGTTGTAAATCTATATTTTGTCCATTTAATATAATCAAAGTATAAATCAGCATTATCAATATTATATTTTTTATTGATATTATCAATTAATTTTTTATTATTTGTATCTAATTCATTAAAATATATTTTATATATTTTTTTTCTTTCAATAGATTCTAAATGTGTTTTTATACGTCTTTTGCGTTGTTCAATTATTTTTGAATATGATGGAATACCATCAAAAAATATAACAATTGATTGTATAAAAGTATTTTTATGAAATTTATCCATTAAATAAACTATTTTATTTAAAATTTTTTCATGTATTATTAATTCAATAATTGATAATTTTGTATTATTTTTATTTGTAATATCAGTAATAAAATAATTTATAACATCTTCTTCATTATTAGAAAAATTATCAAATAATTTTTGATAATCATATTTTAGCCAATGTTGTTGTAAAAATATTTTTTTTAAATAATTTTCTAATAATACATGATTATTTGAAAATGGATAACATAATATTATTTTAATAATATCATTTACATCATTTTCTATTTCAATAATTTCTTGATATATTAAAAAATTAGCATCAAATATTATACAATTTGATGCAATTTGTCTAAGATTTGTTTGAACACATACTTCTTCTATACTATCACAATTAACAACCTTTGATATAAAATTACTAAATCTATCAATTCCCATTTTATTTATTATTATTATTATAAAAAAATTACGGTTTAAATAATATAATTTAAAATATAAAAAATATAATAGACCAACCTATATATTTTTAAATATATTTAAAAATATAATAATTATATTATTAAACTATGGAAACAAAAATCATTAATAAAATATTTCCGATAACACCAGCTCATTTATTATTAAAATATGATATGGAAGGATTATGGTCTATTTCAATGCCAAACGATGCAAAAGAAATTTCATTAATTATTTTAAATAAATTTGGTTCTAATATCAATATATTAGACGGGACTGCTGGTATTGGAGGTAATGTAATTTCTTTTGCAAAATATTTTAATAAAGTTTGTGCAATAGAATTAAATACATCAAGGTTTGAAATATTAAAAAATAATATTGATATATATCAATATAAAAATATAAAATTAATTAATGATGATTCTATTAATTATTTAAATAATAATTATGATGTATATTTTTTTGATCCACCTTGGGGCGGTCCTGATTATAAGAAATATAACAACATTAGGTTAAAATTAGGTAATAATACATTAACTGATATTATCAGTAAAATTAAAGCACATACTATGAAATCAATAATTTTTAAATTACCTATTAATTATGATTTGTTAGAATTTAGTAATTATGATTATAATATTATTAAAATTAAAAATTATATTATTATAATTATTAAATAATATTACCCTGGACCTATTTCTGGTTTTGGTAAAAAAATGCAAAGTATTAAAACTAACATAGCTAACGAACCAAATATAAAATATAAAGTAATTGCCAAAGTTGATGTAAAAAAGTTATTTTATTTTTTTGCCATATATATATATATATAATTAGATTTTTATTTAAAATATTATTAAAAATAAATCAGTTTTATTGTGTTTATTTTACGTTGTTAATAAAACAATCATAATTATAAATTTTTAAATATAATTATAAATTTTTAAATATAATTATCTTTATAATAATACTTAACATAGTGATTACTACTAATATAAATACTATAATTGCCATACAAAAATATATAATATTATTAAAAATTATATTATAATTATTTAATTATGGGTTTGATGGGTATTGTTTTGACAATTGGTTTTTGCATTATAATCATGACAAAAACCATAACGATCATAATTATCATGACAATCAACAATATCCATATCCCGTCAATCATAAACAATCTCAAATTTTCATGTATAGATTTTTTATTATCTTTATATTTTTTTGCCATATATATATATAATTAGATTATTATTTACAATATTAATAACATGTTCATAATTATAAGGATAAACAAAACATAGTTTTCAATTATAACTATCTCTGTTGGTTGTTTTGCAGGTTATATTTTAAAAATAATTTAATACAAAAAACAACAACATATATAACTATTGGAAGACCAATTAAAAGCGATAATATTATTATAATTATTAAAATTTTATATTATTATTAAATTGACTTTGCTTTATTTTTACTCATATATAGTTAGAAATAACTACCATAATTTTTTAGAAATTTAAATGTTATTTAATATTCATTTAATAAAAAATCTTATATATATTAAATGAATATTAAAGAACATTTAAATTTTTTATTAGAAGAATATAAATTAAAAAAATTATTTAATTTATTTATATTATTATCGATAATTACTTTAATTATAATATGTAGTTTTCATTGGATATTATTAATTTTCAGTAATATTATTAAAACACATCCAAATTTGATTATTATGTTTTCAACAATATTACTATGTGTATATGCACTAAGCATACCATTAAAAAAATATTTAAAAGAAATCATTGAAAAATTATTATATAAAGTAAAACTGGCAAATATTAAATTTTTTAATGATAAAATTAAAAATATGAATAAATATGATTTATTACAGTTTGATTTAAATGATTATTATAGTAAATTACATTATTTTAATGATGACTTGGATAAATATATTTTAATACAACAACACGAATATCAAATCCCTTTTTATTTTATAACATTATTAATCATTGCCCTTAATAAAAATAATGTATTAATATTAATTATATTTGCAATTTTTTATATTTCAATAAGACTTATTAATGAAATTAAAATAAATGAAGAAGGACCTATAATAACACAATTATCAGGATATGAAAAAAATATAAGAAAATATTTTATTAATAGTAAAATGTTTTTAATAAATGATGAATTTAATGAAAAATATTTATTAAATAATGTATGTAATTATGAAAAATCTAAATCATCATTAAATAATTTGGATGACAAATTAGATAATAAATCAAATATCATAATGTTAATATTTATGAGTATTATTATATTTTCACAAATAGATAAATTAGATCAATATGATTTTTTCTATTATTTTTTAATTGCCTTTGATATTGAATTTATTTCGAATAAACTTGCGGAATATTATAAAAATAAAGTAATTAATAAAATGGAAATGCGATTAGAACATTTATATAATATTAATACAAGTGATAATACAAGTGATAATACAAGTAATGGTAATAACGAACCAATTACTCAAATACACATAAATGAACTTGTTAATAATAATCCTAAATTATCTATAACAAAACCAATTATTATTAATAAAAATGACCATATTTTAGTAAGTGGTGTTTCTGGTGGGGGTAAGACAAGTTTATTATATATATTAAAAGGTATAATATCTCCTGATATATTAAAGATAGAACCTAGTATTAGTAATATTATTAGTCAATCTTTTATTAGTATTCAAAATAATCAAAATTTATTTAGTGAAAAATTATATAACATAATCACAAATCACAAAAAACATCCAAACATTGATTTAATTAATTTTTCATTAAAATTTTCAAAATTAGATCATTTATTAAATAAAAATGATTATATTAATATTGAAAAATTATCTAGTGGCGAACGTGGTAGACTTTATATTTCTCAAATTATATATACTATTAAAACTCATAATTATAAAATTTTATTATTTGATGAATTAGATCAAAATTTAAATAATGAACTTTCTATAGAATTATGTGCCAATATTAAAAAATTATTTAAAAATAAAATTATATTATATATATCTCACAATTCAAATATTGCTAAATTGTTCAAAAAAGAATTTATAATTAAAGATGGAATTATTAATATTAAATAAAAATTTTAATTACATGAATAACAAAGAACCTTTTTAATACGATACTTTGATATTAAATTAGCACACATATCACATGGTGCAACATTATCTAAATGTGTGATTTTAACAAGAATCATTGTACAATTACTAATAATTTTTTTAGGACATTTTCTAATACAATCTTGTTCTGCGTGAATAGTATATTTATTTGGTTCATAACAACAATCTCTAATTTTAGAACTTTGTGTTCCTTTACGTTTATTATTACCAATTGATACAATTTTTCCTTTATGTACAAGGATACATCCATATTGTGTAGCCATTTCTATATAACTTTTAGTAGCTTGCAATCGTGCATATTCAATTAGTGTCTTGGTAGCCATTAAAATAATATATAATCATATAAATATGATAATATTTCAATTTTTATACAAGTTAAATTGATATATCAATGAATAAAAAACTATTTAAACTTTAAATTTTAATACATGTTATATGAAATTACAATTAAGACGTTCAAATCAAAATGATTTAGATAAAGTACACGAATTACAATCACAATGTTTTGATACATCAGATCAAATGTATCGTTCTAATTTACAACATTATTTAAATGATGGTATATTATTAGAAGATATAGGTGCAAATAAACTAATAGGTGTTTTGTTACAAGGGTTTATCACACCTTGTAATAACGATATTAAATTAACATTAGATGAACCAGATACTGGTACAAATAATAATATTATCAAAGTTGATATTAACAAATGTAACGAGTTTGATTTTTATAAAGAACATTATGGGATTGTTATGTTATGTGTTGATTCTGAATATAGAAAACATGGATATGCACAAAAATTAATTGAGAAACATTTTAATGATAATAATGTTTCAAGTTGTCTCAATACTAGAAAAACAAATATTAATGCGATTGAATTATATAAAAAAATGGGGTATGAACATATTGCATATATTAAAGATAATTATTTTTTTCCAAATGCGGATTCAACATTTATGATTAAAGAAAAAACGATATAATTAATAATTTATATTACATAATATAATGAATTATGAAACGAAATATTTAAAATATAAATTAAAATATTTTAATTTAAAAAACCAAAGAGGTGGTGTCGAACCATTAAAACAAGATGAAAAAGGGGAACTTTTTGATCCGTTAATACATGATGAAATTAATTCGTTTTCAAAATGTAAACAGGTCATAATTCACAAGAGTACAAATAAAGCCTATTTGGAGGAAACAAATTGGGGAGAATTATTAGATGATAATGATAAAAAAAAAATAAATTTAAAAAATAAAGATAATAAAATATGCAATATCGAGTATTCAAAAAGTCAAGAAAATAAAGATTATTGTAATATATATTATAATAATTGTAAAGGAGGAGAAACTATTGGAATATGGGGTGAATATGATATACATATGGATGGTTATTATTATTATAA